CACAAAATTGGGTTTTTAGGTCTTCAAAACTGTTTTTAGTCGCAAAGCGTTTTTCTATATCATTCAGGATTTCTCTGTGTTTGCGCTCCAACTGCTCGGGTGTTACCACAATTCGTTCTTGCAGCAAAAATACCAGAACAACTATTATTACGGGAGCATAATTTATAAATGTTTCCATTCGGTTTTCCTTTCTTTTAATTCTTTTAAAGCGTTATAGGCCAATAAAAATCCACAAGGTATGATGCCGCATCAAACGGATGGGACAAAAATTTTAATTCTTTTGTCTGCTTTATCTGTGTATAAGTCGGAATATCTATTTTTGAGCTACCTTCAATGTAGCGCAAATTATATATGTTATATAAAAGCTTTTCACATTTTGGCGAGACATAAAGGTTTACCTCTCCGTTTGCATTACGAACTTTCGCATTAAATGCACTGACACGATTTTTTATGGGAGGATTGAAGGCTTTAATTTTAATTTCAACATCATAGCCGTAACTTTCAAGACGACGCTTTATAATTACATAATTGGTGTATTCACTCGTACAGCTTCTGTTATCTCCCGAGGCATCTCCGTTTATTATGACTTTGCCCTTGTGGTCGGGATATCTGTTGTGAAATTCGTCACAAGTTTTTGAAGTAGTCGTATTTTCCAAGACAAGTTCATCAAAATAAAATACTTTATCCTCGGTTTTGTGTGCCAAAACCCATGCCATAGGGTCAACGTTAAAGTCGCAGCTTATATGAACATCTAATTCAGGTCTGTAGTGAATCTCTTTGACATTCTCCTGTGTGAAATCTTTTACCACAAGATTTGTATTATAGTTCCCCGCCTTGCCGAGAACAAAAATATCATAATAAGATTTGTCATAAAGTTTTTTCAATTCATTACAGAAACCTTCGGGTAAATATATATTTTGCGTAGTCGGAGCACATATAAGGCGGTAATTTGGTGCGGGATTTTGATAAAATGTTTGATAAACCCAACCTTTTTGAACTTCGGGATTTGTATGCCCGAAAATTCTGTATGTAAAATTTTTCCAACGAGCTTTCTTCCTTTGACGCATCCTTGCCAATAACATCTTGAAAGTGTCATAAGGAATATCGGACATTTCCTCAATTTCGACAAAACCCAAGTTTAAAGATTTCAACTTGTTTGGTTCATCAAAGTGTCTGAAAAGAATTTCCGAACCGTTATGAAAAACCAGCTTTTGCATAGCGCTAACCCACTTGTAGTCAACACCTTCCCTAAATCCGATATTTTCCAAGTGTTCATAATAGGTTTTCAACGTGGTATCACGGACAAGGGTATAAGTTTGAGCCCCGACAAGCCCGACAATTCCGGGAAATTTTATTGCTAAAAGTATACCCAGCAGGGCTCCGGCAAATGTTTTGCCGGAACCGTAGCCGCCTTGGTATACTGCGACGTCCAAGGAATACGAATGCGGAATTTCAAGAAATTGCCTCTGAGCATCCAGTAATTTGTACTTCATTACAATTTCCTCTATTCTGCCGCCTGAGTCTGAGCATTTAAGTTTGAATTTGCAACTAAAAAGTTATTTGCATTCTCAACTCCGTATTGCTCCATTGTGAATTTGAAACATTCAAGCCAGTCAATATTTTGGGCTACAGAAGGAATTTGCATAAACGATTGAAGAACTCCAAACAATTCTTTCAATTTGGCTTTTCTTTCAAATGTTGCCTTTCTGTCGCCGTATCTGTAAATGTAATTTGAATTTCTGATTTCATCATCCACTTCTACAAAGAAAATTTTTCCTCTTTCATTGGTTAAAACGGATTCTTTTCCAAGCTTGAAATTTGAAATTATTTCGGCTGTTTTTTCTACCATCGGAATAATAACTTTTCTGTTGATAGATTCTAAAAACATATTAAGCCTTGTTTCCTGCCCGCTTACGGAATAATTGATTTCTGTAGCGGTTCTGTCAACATTTTGAAGTTTCCCTTCCATGTTTTTAAAAATACCTGTGGCACTTTCTATCGTGTTTTTGAAATAATTTAAGAAATCCCAGCCCTGCATAGCTTTATCAAACGAGATTGGAGAAGGCGGAGCGGACATAAGAGCGGCATCATATTCAATTATTTTACCGGGACTTACGTTTTGCTCCCCTTTAAAACATCCTTTCGGGGCTAAATACGGCGGATTCATCATCAATGCAAGTGCATCAAGCTGTTTATTTAATATTGTTGATGAAATATTGTTTAATATAAGCGCAACCCTGAGCGGAGATATACCTCTGCCTGTTGTTGGGCACTCGATTATGTTTGCGTGGATAAAAGGGTTAATTACATACGGATTATCCTCATATCTTATTAAAATGCTTCTTCCGGCAACCGCCACAAGTTTATTTTTCAAAACTTCGCCCGTCGGAAGCTCAATATCGCCCCAATACTCAAGTACCTCAATTTTGTTGTTTTGTGAATAAGTATTTGTATTTTTTAATTTTTTTGCCATCGCTCCTTTCAAAATTTCCAGTTTTTCTTCGTTCAACAAATTGTTTGATTTATTTGTTTTAATTTCATCAAATGTTTGCATTGTTCTGTAGATTTTTGCGCAAGAATCCCAGTTCCCGATTTCATTTTTGTCAAATACAAAATCTTCATAGTTGATAAATTTTACTTTTGCGTTGTCGTAAATAATTTTATCTTCAACGACAAAAGTTTCTGTTGTATTTCTATCAATTTGTTCTTGCAAAGATAATGCACGGCGGGTTTTTCTTGTTTTTGTTTCCCAACCGACAAACAAAGTTACTTCTCCTGTTTCAACAACAGAGTCAATGATTTTTTCCATTTCATCCTGAATGTGCATTGTTTCAAACGTATTAACAAGCATTGCTTTTTGTTTGTTTGCAAATTTCTGAGTCTTAAAATCAGTACCTTCAACATCAAACATTGCTTCAGGGTTAGAATATAAATTCTGTATCAAGTGAGATTTTAATGTTTGAGATAATTCGTAAATATCGGGAAGCTGGATGTTACAATCCCAAGAATTTATTTTTGGAATATTTGTATTGTAAATTGAATATTTTACCAGTCGATTATCCGAAAGCTGTGAACTTCTTTCATTTTCGTAATAATCGTATTTTGAAACTATGCTGTTGAGCAAAAAATGTTCTTCAACATAATTAAGTGAGTTTTTTTCATTTAAAATTGTCATAATATTAACCTCATTGTTTATAATAGTAATTTCTGTATAATCCGTAGACTTCAATATCCTGCATTTTGCCAAATCTTATGGTCTCATTTTTCAAAGTTGATTCGTAAACAAAACCTGAGTTTTTTAAAAGCGTTTTTACTCTGAAATTATCGGGATAAATTTGAGCTTTGATTTTGTACAGCCCTAACTCGTCAAAACACTTTTTCAAGAATACTTTTGCACAGAATCGTGTAAAACTGCCCCAAATTTCAGGAACGGCACATGTCGTTAATTCGGCACTGTATAATTTATTTTCATTTCCGATAAAATTATCCAGAAAAATGAAAGCTAAAAAATTCCTGTCAGAATCCAATACTATCCAGAAGTAGGGATTAGTTTGTTTGATAAAATCAGAGATATTTTGGGTGTCATAGTTTGAAAAATCGTCTTGAATATATTTGAAATATTTTCTGAAATATTTTTGAACTTGCGGAATATATTTGGTATTTGCAAAATATTTGGAATGCGGATTAAATGATATTCTCTCCAAAGTGAACATCATCAAATTTTGACCTTTACAAATTTGATATAACAATCCGAGCTTATAAACGAATCGGAAACGCCGTTAAGGAGCTTTATTCTGGCTTCGTTTTGCGCTCCGATATAACCTTCTGCCTGAAGTCCGTTTATATAAGATTTTGTTTTGCTGGATTTGTTTATAACTTCATAAATTGCATCTTTTGAAAATAATTTGTCACTCGGAACTTTTTTAATATCAAAAATATATTCATCCTTTATTGCGGCAGAATTTAAATTTTCATTAAATTCTTTTTCAATTTTTGCTTTAACAAGCTCCTCATAATTTGAGTCATTAAGCAATAAATCTTCTATTTCTTTATTTTTTTTCATTTATTTACCTTTCATAATTTATATTTTTTCGTCATCCAGATTTGCAATTGTTATAATTTTTGCTTCACGGTAGTCATCTTCGTTTTGAGAATTGCCAGAAAAGCCCAAATATTTGCAAAGAGCCTCAAGTGCCTTTAAGCCCGCAGAAGAATCCCTTAACTTTTTCTTTCCGGTAGGGTTGGATTCTTTGTCTAAAATGTCCTCTTCTTCCAGAGAAAATTCGGCTATTTGTAAAAGTTTTTGGATTACGTAACCTTTTTGAACGTTAAGACTTTCTATTTGAAGTTTTAGTTGAGACTTTATTTCATGGATTATGTAATCTTTTTTTAACAATTCGGACGAAAAACTTTTCAAATCTTTGCATTTATAACCTGATTTTTTTGCGGCTTCTTCACCGTCAAGAGTTCTTATATACTCGATTACAAACCTTTTTTGCTGTTGTGTTAAATTTTTCATCTTGTTACATTTCTTATCATAATTTGTATTTTTTACGGTTAGTTTGTATAATGAACATGCTATTTATATTTCGGCTAGTGTAAATCTTAACAGGGGGGAATGAAAACGACTTCCTGTTTTTTTTGCCCTTATTGTCTAAAAAGCTTTATTACAGGGGCATTTGATACAGAAACCGAAGTCTTTGATTTTAAGTTTGCCAAGGCCTCTTTGTACATGCTCATCCAGTACGGGAATTTGAAATACTCGGAATTTGCCTTTAATCTCAGGCATGTCCCGTATACCAAAATTTGTTCGACAAAAGGCATGGGAATTATTGACGAATCCGTTGCATTTTCAAAATTTTCTTTCTCGATTCCGTTACTGTCAACAACACTGTTTGAAGTGTAATAGATAATGTCTGCTGTTTTTTCCTCGTCAAATTTCGGAAGAAGCAGTTTGTCATTAAGACAGGCATATGTATTACTTTTGGGCTGTGCATCAACGAAATTTTCAATATTTTGGCAGTAAGTATATTTTTGACCGTCTATAATTAAAAATAAAATTCTGCCGTTTATCGGGTTTGTGATTTCCGTTGTGTTTGCAGGGACGGTAATTGATGTTTTTCTCAGCAAGAAATTCCATTGCTCAATTGAACAAATTTCTCTGTTTATAAGATTAAGAATGGTTTTAATACGCTTGTGGTCATTTTTAACAAGTTCATCAAAAGCATTCACCTGCCTGTAATTTAATTCCAGTAAACATTTATTTATAAGTTCTAAAAATTGCATAATATCTCCTTTTTTGGGAAAGTTCGGGCAAGAAACTCAGGTTTCTTGTCCGAACAATCACAGAATTTCCTAAACTACTTTATTAAGCCTTGTTTTAACTGTTCCATAATTGCTTTTTCGTTTTTAGTAAATTCTTCACCACTCATATTGCCGATTTCCTCACGAGTAAAAATCCTGTTCATATTACTGTCAGAGGGCGCATTTTGGGCATATGCCGTCAATTTACTCTTTGCAAGTGCGTTTTCGTCATTTAATGATTTTTCGTATTCGGATTTTTTCAAATATTTTTCGACTGCTGAATTTTCAAGACCTTCAATCAGTTTTGATATTCGAAGTATTTCGTCTTTGTCCATACCAAATCCTTTTATATAATCAAGGACTTCTTTTCTGGATTCGACATCAAAAAATCCCGGATGCTCCTGATTGAAAAGCTCCATTGAATCTTGAACAGGCGCTTGCACTTGAGCTTGAGCCTGTACCGCAGCATTCTGTTGAACGGAATTTTTGTACGCGTTAATTTGTTGTGCCCTGTGGGCTAATTGGGACAACAGATATTCTCCTTGCTCTTTTTTGATAATACCTTTTTGTACTAAATTCTTTAAGTGTTCGACATCTGCGCCGATTGTCTGTTCCAATTGATAAAAAATATCCTTATATTCTAAATTCGGATCTGCCATTGGACTCACGGCAGGCGACGGAATACCGTTGGGGTAAGTTGGGGTTGTCTGATTTTGCATAAATTTATTCTCCTTCTGTTTTTGACAAATAATTCACGGCGATTTCAACAGCATCATCAATAAAACTTGATAATAAAATTCCGATAATATTTTTTACAAATTCGGAAAAAGGCAAATGTTCAATAACATAATTAACAGCCATCTGTTTTTTCTCTTTTCCTCTGCCGGAACCCAGTTCTTTTTCGGCAGCAATAACCGCATTTTTTGCCAGCTCTTTTATCTGTTTTTTAATTTTAGAAAACATACAAAATTATTCTCCTGAT